CGTGGCCAGAAGAAGCGGTATACGGTTACATCACGCTTGATACCAATAACAACGTTATTTGGGAATGTCAAGTGGATATCTCCGTGCTCTCCTGCTGCGCCAGAATAGTCACCATCTTGGTCTTCCTTGAGAAGTGGAACTTCAACAACTGGAATACCAAATGCGAATGGTGCAACATATCCTGCTGGACCACCTAGTGGCTGTACGCCTGCTCCACGGATTACGCTTGAAGCGATATCTTGTGGATTGCTTGAACCGTAGTCACCAAGAAGTGATGCAGAGTATAGATAATCCTGGATCAAGTTTGAACCTGAGAGGAATCTCAAATCTGCACGACGTTGCTTGTACTTACGTGGGAGTGCCTTAAGTGCTGAATTAAATACAGCACGAGAAATTGCTGCGCCTTCTGCGTCAACTACGTGACCGTTAGCCTTTGCAATCTTATTTACACCGTCAAACGACTTGTAAAGTGCATCTCCAGTTAGAGAGGTATCACCATTGAGGACTACGTCTTCAATGTCATTACCTGCCTGTGTTGCCATCATTCTGGCAATATGATCTTCTAGATCTGGACCTTCGATATTGTCTTCAAGAGATTCAGTCGAAAGCTCCCAGTCTAGGCGAAGTTTCTTGGTTGTGAGTGAGATCTTTGAGAAAGTTACTGCTGCGTTTGTTGCAGTGTTATCTGCTTCAGTAGCAAGCTTCATAAGCTTCTCACCAACACCGATGCGATCAATTTCAGTGGTGTCTGCCTTCATACGGACAGTACGAGCCACCTTACCGATTACAGTTGCATCGAACATGTAATCAAGGAAACGAGCAGACTGCTCTGGGTTTAGCAAGCCACCCTTACCTTCGGAACCTACGTGGATTCCATCAGTTGGGTTTGCTGCGCCAACCATGCTACCTGTTACAGTAGTGTCAGATGCAACTGCCTTTTCTAATGTTTCATTGCTCATTATATTTTTTCACCTACCTTTTTAATTAAAGAGTTCATTAACGGAACCGAGGAAAGAACCGTTCCATTTTGATTTTTTGATTGTAATCTCCTGAGACCCGCCGAGGTCTGAGGACTTCTTAAATGCAGTCTCTGATTCGACTGCGTCTACACGCTTTTCTACGCCTGCAATTGTATCTTTTATTGATTCAACTGTCTTAGACAATACTGCGTGTTGTTCTGCCAATTCTGAAATTTTTGCATCAACACTCTTGCTAAATGTTTCAACTGTATCTTTGATATCTGTAACTTGAGCTGCATTGGCCTCAGATGCCTTTTCCAGAGTTTCTGAGAAAAAGCCTTTAAGATCACCGAGCATCTTAGCAAAATCAGGTTCATCAACCTCTACTTCTGATACGTCGGCTGCCTTTTCCAGAGTCTCGGCAGAAGTTTCTTCAGCTACAACTTCAGCTGCTTCTTCAGCAACTGCTGCAACTTCTTCAACTTGTGCTTCTGCAGCTGGTGCTGCTTCTGCAACAGGTGTCTCTTCGACAACTGCTTCTTGTACTGGAGTTGCTTCTTTTGTGTTAAGCTTTTCCACTTCATTACCTCCTTCTGCGTTTGCCTGTTTTGCTATTTGTGTATCAGGCAACGGTAATCTTGAATGCTTGAATGATTCAAGAATTTTATCTATTTCTTTTGTCTTATTGCTATCATTTTTTTCTACCCAACCAATTAAGGTTGCTGGCTTACCAGTTAATGGAGACGTGTATGTTTCATCTTTTGACATGAATACCGCATCAGAATCTTCACAATAAAAAATATTTTCTGTTTCTGTTTCTGCTGCAATTCCTTTAAAGATCATTTGTCCATTTGATTTTGAAATTGAAAGAACATTACATAATTCATTTGCTGGAGAATCTACTAAAGACAACTCCATCAAAGCATACTTCTTAATAAATCTTACTGATTTACCAGTTGACTTATTAACTTCATTATCCGCCTCTATAATTTTACCGCCGATAGAAAAACCTGAAAGAGTCCCATCTAGAACTTTCTCCCAGGTATCTTGTGCGCCTTTTGAAACGTATACGTCTACGTAAACTCCACTATTGATTTCTTGTGTGGATGGATTATAAAATGTTTCTGGTCTAAAGGACAACATCTTGCCGACAGCATTAGAACCATGCATCTCACGAATGTTTCCACGAAACTTTTCGAATGCGTCTAAGCTAGCTTCAGCTGTTACCATGTCGCCAGTTTGATCTACATTGTCTAGGGTAGCAAATCCCGAAACAATTCGCTTTTCACGATTAACCTTAGTAAAAGGAACGGATAAGCTAATGGCGTCGCCATTAGATGACCAGTATGACTTTTCAATATTCATATGCTTAATTTTAAAGCTTTATATATCAAAAGGCAAATAGTAGTCGAGTAAGACTAATCGACTTGTCTACCATCGCCCTTTGCATTTCTGCCTTCCCCAGATTTATCTGGAGAATTTGCGGACCTATTTTGATCACGGGTTCTACTTTGTAGAGCCTGGGCTTTTACTTCAGCGGCTTGAGCCTGTAAATCTACTGGCTCGTCCCCACCATCTCTTGGAACTAGGCCCATTCTTAATCTAATTTCGTTAGGTGTTAATACCTGGAATCTTAAATATCTTTCATCAATTTTTGACTGAGTGTCCTCATCTGTAAGGGTTAATTCATTAAATTTAATTTTAAGTGCGTCAGTCATTTCTTCAATTACTTTATTTAATTTCTTTTCCAAATTTTCTTGGGCTGGTCTACAGACTTGCTCTTTAAATGTCTTATCGGCATCACGGGCTGCAGCTAAATTAATTCCAGCTGGGGTACCAATTTTATTAATTGGGGTTCTGTGGGCCATCAGAATTTCGTCTCTATTTGATGTTCTATATATATTAAATGAAGACTCTTGAGAGCCAGCTTCAACTGGTTCCATTTTAAATTCTGTTTTTGAATCTGGAGAATCTGGTGGAAGAGGTATATACAAAGACCTGTGGTTTTTTCCTCTTAGTCCAACCTGAAAAAACTCTAACAGTTTCCGTTCTGATTCTGTTGAAAGCTTTGCGCCCTTAACAGTAATAATATATCTAGGTACTGCCTTATTTTCAAAGTAATCTAAGTTATACTTACCAGCTAATTCATTTCCAGTCATAGCATTTTGAGCAGCAATAATATCTGGGATTCCGTAATAATTATTTTTTGGGGTGTACTTCTTCAAATGGATAATTTCATTTGGCCTATCTAGTCCGCCAGCAATGGGATTGGGAGTTTCTTGATCTCCAAAATTTCTAAAGTATACGGCTTTGCCATATAGCAATTGAATAAACCCATCACGTAGTCTACGTACACGCATTGTCTTTGATGGGATGTGTCCGATATATCCGATCTTACCAGAAGAAGTTCTTCCTATTTCTAAATATCCGTTTCCTGTTGCTTCGACATCAGTATAAAATTTAGTTAGTGTCTCTTTAAAAGTTTCCTCATCATTGCAATCTTCTAGCCAATCATGTAAATCTTGTCTAATTCTGCTTAGCTTTCTGCGGGCTCTTTCTAACTGCTTATCGTCTGTAATTTCATCAAGGGCGTCGTTAGTTTTTCTTGTTTCAATAAAATCAAAACCGAGACCTACAATGTTTGCAACCTTAGCATTGATTGCTGCGTAGTTATACGGAGATATTTCATAAATAGTAGAAAGGTATTCTAAGTTGTATGGTGGCTCAACTAGGTCAAACATTGCGTACCCAGTAACAGCAGCCTGAAGCAAATTCTGCTGAGTTCCAGTGCCATCTACTCCAGTAAATCTTTTTTGTATATCTCTATTCATTCTTCTTCTAAAAGTTGGAGATAGGCCAGACACCTTAGTGAGGTCTTCTCCTTCAATTTTAAAAGGGTCATTTGATTTTAAATCCATTGGAGTATTGAATTTTACCCAATCATTTAAATTAGATATTTCAATGTTATCAGACACTTCGTCTTCTACAAATTCTGTCATCGCATTCCACCTTGTTTTAGCTTTTTCATTTCATCCTTATAGTTTCCTATATCTAAAGGATCTGGGGTAAGGCCCCACTTTAATCTTTGTTGCTGATACTCAAATTCCTCATCATCAATCTTACGTCTTCCAGACAAGAACTTTGGCTTTCCGTCGTAAATTCCATATTGACGAACTGCATCTGCTAGCAAGTTCATTCTTTCTTTGTTACCCTCTTTTGAAGTTATAGAAAGAAAATTTCCATCGTCATCGCCAATCCATCGTCCATCTGGCATTTCCCAAACATATATCCCAAGGATAGACTCGTGGTCATTTACTTTAAATCCAGTTCTTTTCATTGTCATAGGTATTTATTTTAGCATTATATTATTAACAAGTCCAGCTTTTGTCAGTTAAATGTCTTAATTATATTGTCTGCTGTACAACCCAGTCATTATTATAGTAGTTTATAGAGCTTTCTGTCATCCCTATGGTCGATCCAGAAGAAATTGTTGAAGGGTTATCAATATATAGGTTATAGTGCTCAAGGGCTGTGTCCTGACTAATCTGATCTGGGTAAATTGTAAAATTATTATAAAGCGCCTCATTTGTCCCAGAATTGATATTTATGTCACCAGTTAATGGTGCTGATAGGACTATTACAACGTGGTGAAGGTCTCCAATATTAAATAAATCAGAAACGTTTGAGGCGGCTGTTTTATCAGATCCATTTACGTAAATAAAATCAATATCTGTTTTATTTAATACTCCTGAGGCCCCCCACGATAAATTTGGTATTATCGAGCTAGCATTTAGCTCTTCTGGAGTATAAAATGTCTCTATTGAGTATATATCTTTATCTGTAGATACCTTAAACCCATCCACAGTTCTTAGACCATTACGATAATCCCTAGTTAATACTGGATAATCTTTCATTGAAATGCCTAATTGAAGTGCGCCGTCGACTGGAGAGATGACATCTGGTCCATTTGATGAATATATTTGCGGATTGTCATAAAATGACACCCGCAGGCCATATAGTTTTGGCATAAATCTTGATGAATCTGATGAAACAAAGGAGACCTTAAAATACAATAT